ATGATCCCCAAAATCTACGACACCCAGCGGGTGGCTCGGATTATTGGCGAGGATGGCGTTACCGACATGGCAAAGATTGACCCGTCGCAACCGGAGCCGGTCAAGCGGATTGTCGATCAGCAAGGCATTGAGATTGACAAAATTTACAACCCTAACGTCGGCAAGTACGATGTGGTGGTGACTACCGGCCCAAGTTACAGCACCAAGCGGGTGGAGACTCGGGAAGAAATGTCAAACCTGCTGCAAGGCAACCCGCAACTGTGGGCGGTGGCTGGTGACCTGTTTGTCAAGAACATGGACTGGCCTGGTGCGGATGAGTTGGCTAAACGGCTGGCTAAAACCATTGACCCCAAACTGATGGGCGATGACAATGACCCAGCCCTGCAAGCTGCCAATATGCAAATGCAGGCTATGGGTCAGGAAATGCAGCAGATGCAAGAAATGCTGCAAAACGTCCAGCAGTCGATGGAAGCGCAGACGCTGAAAGTCAAAGAATTTGAGGCCGAGGTCAAGGCATACGATGCTGAAACTAAGCGCATCAGTGCGGTGCAGGCCGGTATGACTGAGCAGCAGATTCAAGACATTGCTATGGGTGTGGTTGCTGCGGCAATGGAATCGCAAGGCGGTCAAATGCCGGATATGCCAGAGCAGCAGATGGACGTTGAAGGAGCCATGCAATGACTGCCGCGCAACTGATGGGCATACTGTTTTTGGGCCGTAACGTGGCCCATTCAGTGCATTTAAACACCCGCAGCTACTCCAAACACATGGCGTTGAATACGTTCTACGACAGTGTGATTGATGTGGCGGATGCGTTTGCGGAAGCCTACCAGGGCCGAAATGGCCTGATTGGCCCCATTGCAATCCCCGCTGCCAAGAAGACGACCAACATCATTGAGTTCTTGCAAGACCAACTTGCAGAGATCGAAAAGGGTCGATACGATGTGTGCGACAAGTCTGACTCTACGTTGCAGCAACTGATAGATAATATCGTTGAACTGTACCTGACCACCCTCTATAAACTTCGCTTTTTGGCGTAAATTATGCAAATCAGTGGCGCAATTGCTGAGTCGGTAAAGCTAAATAGCGCAGATGGCGCACCCATTACCGACCTAAATCCATTGCCCACAACTAGTGGCGGTGGCGGTGGCGGAAGTTTGTTGGCCGACGTACTGCTGACCGACAATACTGGTGCGCTGTTTGTTGGCCGCGACGATGGTACAGCGGTCACCTACTTCAACCTGAACACCAATGCGGTTTACACCCCGACCGGCACCATTCAAGCTGCGGGTTTGACCGACGCGCAGTTGCGAGCCACCCCACTCCCGGTGCTGGACGTTACAAACGCAGAGTCACTACAAAGCATGATTCTGCTGTTGACACGGATGCTGAACTATTTGAACGCACCTATGGGTTACGACAAGTCGTTACAACGGGCAAGGCAGACGGCAATTATTGAGTCTGGCACGGTTACCACGGTTACCACAGTTGGCACAGTCACCAATCAAGCCACCATTGGCGGTATTCAAGGTCAGATATTGGTCAACGGCGGCAATATGGCGGCATGGCAAGCGGCAGTTAGAGCAAGGATTACATAATGGCAAATACGTTCAAGAAAGTCATTGATAGGCTGATGTGGGCGCAAGTTGCCCCCGCACCTAACGCCAGCGCTGCGGCTACCTCGCTTACATCTGATCTGCGCTCTGGGGTATCACGCAATCCGTTTGTCTACAACTTGGTCAGTGCCACGGTGCTGAACCGATACAACATTGTTACAAAAGCCTGGAACTTTATTCAGAGCCCGGCATTGGCTGGCACCTTTGGCGCTGGTTCGGCAATGGCTTTTGCCCCGTCGCTGGGTCTGGTTGGCACTATTGCTGCCGGTGCGACGACAAGCTCTGTCACGCTGTCTACAGCTTTGCCAACAGCGGTTGGCCTCAATATGTTGGCAAACCGTGGCGGTTCGGGTGAGTACGGGTTCAAGTTGCGGATTACTGACACAACGGCAGGTAAGACTGAAGAACGCTACATCACCGGCAACAGCGCCAGCACTACGCCAACAATCCAAGTGCTTTCGGCTTTCACCTTCACCCCGGCTACTGGCGCAAGATACGAAATCATTGCTGGCAAACTGTTTATGCTGGGCGCAGGAACTACAGCCAGCAACATCTGGCGGTCTCTTGAGGTTGCAACCAACACGCTGTCCAGCGGCCTAACAACCACCAACCTGCCAGCAACGATTGCCACCGATAGCAGCATCATGGTGCTGGACGAGCAATATGTACCTTATGACTGCACTCCAGGCGATGGGATGATAAAAGGTGCATTTGTCTACGATACCGGGATTGAAGCTAGAACCGCACTGACGGCTACCGCATCTGGCGCAAGCACACTGACCGGCCAAGCTACCAATGGTGATTCCGTAGTGGCAGTCAACGAGTATCGAAACTTCCAGATCAGGATTGTGCAAGACACGGTGACGCCTGCGGCTGTTGGTCAGCGCCGAATCATTGCCAGCCACACAGTTGGCCCCAGCCCTGTTTACACGACAGGCACGGCATGGACAACCCAGCCATCTTCAAGTGCCAAGTTTGTCATCGAACTGCCTAACCTGCTGCTGTTGCGTTCAAGCGGCACTACAACGGTCTACACCTACAACTATGGCGATGCCACGGTTAACAACGGCACGAACAACATTGTGGCCGGTGCGTGGTCAACCACCTACTTTGGCGTGGCCCCGGCTGCTAACGCTTCAGGCGGTATGTGGGCGCCATCGTTTGGTATTCGCCCCGATGCTGGCAAAAACGCACGGCAATCGTTCTGCTATTTCTTCCGAGGCAGCGCAGTGACATTGGATGTACTGGACATTGCAGGCAGCATTACGGGTACGTGGACAAGCACGATCACCTATGACGGCTCAGTAGCCCTGACGGTAGGCACTTGCGGGTGTTTAGCGCCGTTTGAGAACGAAGGAAGGATGTTCTATTTGAACATTTATGTGGCCTCCTCAATCAATCAAATTTACCGCTTTGACGTACAAAACAGGGTGCTGTCACCATTTACCCCGACCGACTTCTTGCAATCAGGCACAGCGGCACTTGGTCAACGGATGGCCGCGTACTGCGCAAATGACGGCACGGACACTTACGATGTAATTCTGCTGCAATCGCACTTGTCCACAGTTGCTCAAGAAATGGTGGTACTGGTATGAAGATGCAAGAACTAGTTACCTTGTTGTCAAACAAGTTATCATCTCTTAACAATGCCAAATCTACGGCTGTTGCCTCTGGCGATGTTGAGGCCGTCATTCGTTTGGATGTTGAAATCCAAGAAACGCAAGTTACCCTGAATACTTTGCAAGGAGCAATGTAAATGTCAATGAACCTAAAATCCATCACTACACGTCTTGGATACCAGCAAATCACTTCACTTAGTTCGGCTACTAGCTTAACAGTGCCGGAAAGGGATTTGAATGGTTTGGCTTGCAGGCCCAGCATTGCTTTGATTACCCCCGAAACCACCAATGTGCGCTGGCGTGATGATGATGTCAACCCGACAGCTTCAGTCGGTATGCCATTGGCAGCGGGTGTAACTTTGCAATACGACGGCGATCTGACCAAGATCAAGTTTATTGAGCAGACAGCCAGTGCCAAACTCAATGTGACCTATTACGCTTAAAGGTGCAACATGAACATAGTTAACGACAATCCCGGTGTAGATTACCTGGCTTACTTCACCACTCAAATGCCAAAAGATTTGGCGCAAATGGCTGCTCTGCGTGATGAACTCGCCAAGCGCCAAGGCGCCATGAGCGCGGTAGAAGCTGCCGTTGCTGATCGCGCAGCCGCTAGTGCCGCATTGGAAGCCGCCAAGGCAGAAGCCAAGGATTTGTTGGCCGACGCCAAGGAAAAGAATGCTGCGGCTACGGCCAAGGGCAAAGACTTGGACGTTCGGGAAAAAGCATTTGCCGCCCGTTGTGCTGACATGGAAGTGGCTTTACAAGCTAAAGCTGATGCCGTTGCTGAACGTGAACGCCGGGTTTCTAGCAATGAAGTTTCCCAGGCTGCGCTCAAAGACAAACTTGAAGAGCGTTTTGCCCAGCTAGATTCTGACCGTGCGGTTCTTGATTCTCGCGTCAAGGCATTCCAAGACAAAGTTGCTGCTCTCAGCGTTTAAGGGTAAATCATGACCGCACTTGCCACGCCACCCAAACTCCAATTTTTGGACGCTAACGGTGCGCCGTTGGTAGGCGGCAAACTGTACACCTACGCTGCCGGTACAACCACGCCATTAGCCACCTACACCGATTACGGCGGTGGGACTGCCAATGCTAACCCTGTCATCCTAGACAGCCGTGGCGAGGCTAATGTATGGCTTGGCACGGCCTTGTACAAGATGGCCTTGTACAGCGCCACTGATGTGCTAATCTGGACGGTAGACAACATTGGTGGGTTTGCTACCTTGGCGCAATTGGCAGCGTCTGGCGGGTCTAACTTGGTTGGGTTCTTGCAGGCAGGCACCGGAGCCGTGGCTACGACTGTGCAGGCTAAGTTGCGTGAATCGGTTTCGGTCAAAGATTTTGGTGCGGTTGGTGATGGGGTTACGGATGACACGGCGGCGATTGCTTTGTGTGCGACTGCTTGCACTTCTGGCAAAACAATGCACTTCCCGGATGGCACTTACCTTGTTTCAGCATCAACTCTTGACGCTTGCATAGTGCTTCCGCAAGGCGTGAATTTGCTGATGGAAAGAGGCGCGTGGCTCATAACCAATAGCACCGCAGTTTCGCTTATTGCTCCGCTGGGCGACAACATTATTACTGCCAACATTGACGGCAACGGCTACCCAACCAGCGGTGGTGTCACCGGTACTTGGACGCGAGACAATACTGGCATTCGTACTTACTTTAGCGCAGCGGTTGGTCTTGGTGCAGACAATGTGATCGTGTGCAACTCGGAGATCAAGAACTGTTCCTACGGGATCATTGCTCACGGGGCGCAATACTGGCGCGTGTACGGCAACAAGATTCACCGCAATAAACAGTCCGCGCAACTTTGGGGCTATGGCACAGATGGAGGCACGGGTTATAACTGCCAGTACAACGTCATTGACGGCAATGTTTTTGAAGACCTTGGCGACTATGCCGTGGCGTTTTATCAGATCGGCGGCTATACCGCAGCAACTGGTGCGTACAACGTCATCAGTAACAACATTTGCCGAAACGCAAACCAGCGCACAAACGGCTATGCCTACGGCGTTGAGGCTGGCGACCCTACCTACCAGTACAACTTTGTTTTTGCCAACAACGTCTATGAGACGGACATTAGCACAGGCACAGTCACTCTCGGCGGTATCACTATTTCAACAACGCAAGACTGCATCGTTATTGGCAACAGGCTAAAAGGCGCTCTTGGATCAAACGGAGATGTTGGAATTAATGCGCGTAGTGCATCCGGTCAAAAAGCGAGACGGGGACTAATTGCAAACAATCACATTGAAGGCTTCAGAGGGGCCGGTGTTCGAGTTGATGGGCATGATGACGCGACAGTTCGTGGCAACTATATTGTGAACTGCGGCGATACCTCAGGAACTTATCCATCCATCAATGTTGCACTAACCGACAGCAGCGATGGTCAAGTTATTGAGAATAATACCCTGTTCATCAAATCCACTTATCCGCATTATGGCGCTGGCACTCCAGCCATTGGAGTTGCAGTTGCAGCGGGAAAGACAGTCAGCAATATCACTATTCGCGGAAACACGATCATCAATCCAAACGACTATGCAATTCAAGTTTCAGGGTTAGTTGGCAATCTTGTGCGCGGTGTAAACATTCTGAACAACTCTATTATTGGAACAAACGACGCAACATTCTTTGCGCGAAATCCAATTATTTGTGGGTACATTACTGAGTTTTCAATTTTGGGCAATACCATCATTGACGCAAAGCGCGGATTCAGCATAACAAACTCGACTTATGGGACAGTCGGTGAAAACGAGGTGCGCGGCTCTAATACGTTGAATAATATCTGGAGCATAGACAGCAGCACAAACATTCTTCTTCGTAACAACGAAGTAACCGCGCCAGCTACGGCGGTTTTTGGTTCTGGTTCAAGCTCTCAACTGACCACGCCGGCCAACAACAACCGCGCCACGGGTGGCTCCGGCTTGGTGGTGCAGAGCAAGGGTGTCACTGGATTAATTGCAACCGGTGGGACCGTGAGCCACGGGTTGAGCGTGACGCCAACCAATGTGGTGATTGCCCCCGCTGACACTGGCGTGACCGACTTCTTTGTTTCTGCGCTTGGTGCGTCCACGTTTACCATCAACTACAGCGGCGGCGGCACACACGCTTTTTACTGGCGAGCTGAGTTCTGACCATGACCCACACCGCCACCGGCCTAATCCTCGCGTATATGCGCTTCTGCGGCTTCCACGGCTGGACGAGCTTCTGGAACGTCATCTACCTTGCCCCCGGCTACGAGCATCACGCTGCTTTGATCCGCCACGAGCGCAAGCACTTGGAGCAGATGCAGCGCGACGGCAAGCTGGTTTACTTGGTCAAATACAGTTACTGGTTATTGCGCTATGGGTATCAAAATAACCCATATGAAGTTGAGGCTCGCGCAGCAGAATGATTTTTTGGCATAATAGCCCCGTACTGGCTCGGTAAACCAGGGAATCTCAGGATTCAAAATGTCAGAAGTAGAGCAATCAGCGGAGTTAGCCCCCGCGCCGGAACTGGAAGCCACGGCGGCCACACCAGAACCTGTAGTTGAAACGCCGGAAGTTGAGGCTCCCAAGACATTCTCGCAAGAGGAACTTGATGCCGCAATTGGAAAACGTCTCGCAAGAGAGCAGCGAAAATGGGAACGAGAGCGACAGCCTGCGCCACCAGTGGCAGTGGACTTACCTCCGCAAGAGCAGTTTGAGTCGGTTGATGCTTACGCAGAAGCCAAGGCTTATAAGCTGATTGAGCAGCGGGAAATCCAGAAACAGCAAGCTGAGATTCTTGATAACTATCATGAGCGTGAAGAAGCGGCTCGGTCTAAGTACAGCGACTTTGAACAAGTTGCCTACAACCCGAACCTCAAAATCACAACCGTGATGGCGCAGACGATTCAATCGTCGGATATTGGGCCTGACTTGGTTTATCACCTTGGCTCAAATCCGAAAGAGGCAGATCGTATTTCTCGACTATCGCCTATTTTGCAGGCAAAAGAGCTTGGACGGCTTGAGGCTAAGTTAGCCGATAACCCCGTTCAAAAACGCACTTCTGGTGCGCCTGAACCGATTTCACCAGTCACCGCCCGAGGGGTGGGTTCTGGGTCTTACGACACGACTGATCCACGGTCTACCAAGACCATGACAACCAGTCAGTGGATTGAGGCCGAAAGAGCAAGGCAAGTGAAAGCGCAACAAGCGCGTAAGTTTTAATTTGTTTTTAAGGAAATATCGTGGCTAATAGCATTCTTACCATTGACATGATCACCCGGAAGGCTCTCGAAATTCTCGAGAACAACCTTGTGATCACCCGCAACGTGAACCGCCAGTACGATGACAGCTTTGCTGTTAACGGTGCCAAGATCGGTTCTACCCTGCGTATCCGCCTGCCTGACCGCGCTTTGGTCACTGACGGTGCCGCCCTGCAAGTTCAGGACGACAACGAGCAGTTTACGACCCTGACCGTGGCAAGCCAGAAGCACATCGGCGTGAACTTCACCTCCGCTGAACTGACCATGCAGATGGACGACTTTGCAGACCGGGTACTGAAACCCCGTATCTCGCAGTTGGCCGCCAGCATTGACGCAGACGTTGCCAACGCCTACAAGTCGATCTACTCGACCGTCGGCACTCCTGGCACGACCCCTGCTACTTCACTGGTGCTGTTGCAAGCCCAGCAGAAGCTGAACGAAAACGCTGCCGTGATGTCGCCGCGCTACGCCACCGTCAACCCTGCCGCCAACGCTGGCTTGGTTGAAGGCATGAAAGGCTTGTTCAACCCAACCGACACCGTGTCACGCCAGTTTAAGAACGGCATGATGGGTACTGGTGTTTTGGGTTTTGAAGAAGTCAACATGAGCCAGTCCATCAAGGTTCACACCACTGGTTCGCGGTCTACGACTGACACGATCTTGGTAAACGGCGCTGTCAGCACCCAAGGCCAATCGACGATCAGCATCGACGGCGGCACTGGTTCTGCAACTGTTGTAGCTGGCGATGTGTTCACTATCGCAAACGTGTTCTCTGTCAACCCACAGACCCGTGAGTCCACTGGTTCGCTGCAGCAGTTTGTTTGTACTGCCACCAACACGGCCTCCAGCGGTGCATGGACGAACATTGCAATCAGCCCGGCAATCTACACCAGCGACAGCGCCTTGGCTACCGTCAACAGCTTCCCCGCTGATGGCGCTGCCGTGACCTTTGTTGGTACTGCTTCTACCGGCTATCCGCAAAACTTGGTCTATCACAAGGACGCCATCACGTTTGCAACCGCTGACCTTTTGATGCCCCAGGGCGTTGACATGGCCGCTCGCGCAAACCACAACGGCATCTCGCTGCGTGTTGTTCGTCAATACGACATCAACAACGACCGTATGCCTTGCCGGATTGACGTTCTGTACGGCTTTGGCACTATTCGTCCGCAGATGGCTTGCCGTCTGTGGGGCTGATTCAACTCATTTGAAAGGAAATTATCATGGCTCTCCCAAATTCTGGCGGTGGGTATCAGTTCACTGATGGCAACACCAATGAAATTATCATGGGCGTTCAAGCCGCCCCTCAGACAGCAACTGCAACGGCCACGCTGACCGCTGCACAAGTTACTGGTGGTATCTTGGTAGGCAACCCGTCTACCACTGCTGCTTCGTACACGCTGCCAACGGCTACGGCACTTGACGCTGTGTTCAACAACGCCAAGCCCAACAGCACGTTCCGCTTGGTCGTGATCAACTTGGGTACTTCCACCGGCCTGATCACGATGGTTGTTGGAACCGGTATTACTGCGGTTGGTAACCTGGTCGTTGCTATTACCGGCAGTGCAGCGGGTGTTGGCGGTGCAGCCGAGTTCTTGTTCCGCAAGACCGGCGATGCTGCTTACACGATGTATCGCGTTGCTTAAACCAAATGGGGGCTTCGGCCCCTGTTTTTAAAAGGACACATCATGCCCAATACCCAACCAATCGGCGTTGCATACGCTGACCCGGAATTTACTACCTGCTACGCAAGCCAAGAACTTGGCTACAGCGCAGCGGCTCAAACTGCCGTAACGCAACTAACCAGCAAGTCTACTGGCGTGACTGCAAACACCAGTGCCGGTCAAATTACAATGAACAATGCGGCTTTGGCTGGAGCCACTGCCGTTTCGTTTATTTTGACCAATAGCATAATCAGCGCCAAAGACACAATGATTGTGTGCGTTGGTAGCAATACCACTGGTAGTGCTGCTGGTGCTTACACCGTTTATGTGTCTTACCTGGCTGCTGGCTCGGCTTTGATTACGCTGCGAAACCTGACTGCTGCTACTTCATACTCTGAGGCGGTAGTAATCAATTTCTCAATCATTCACGGCGCAGCGTAAAAATGGTCATCTATCTACGTCACCCGGTTCATGGCGTCAAAGTTGCTTGCATGGAAGCAGAGGCTGCTTACGACGAGAAAAATGGCTGGGTAAGGTATGATTTGGATGACGTTGAGCCTCCTGCCACGGTAAACGAAATGCGGCGTCCCCGTGGCAGGCCGCGAGTTGGAGTTGTTG